TCGGGGAACTTGATCGTGAAGGTCTTGATGTTCTTGTCCTCATCGGACTCGCCATCCCAGAACCCCTCCTCGATCTCGCCGGCCGCATAGTTGAATACCCGGGCCCACATCGCGCAGGCCTGGATGTACTCAATAGTCATGTCCTGGTTGTAGGCGATGTAGTAGACGTTCTGCCCACCCGCGCTGCGTGCTGATGCGGCCGACAGCACGTCGTCCGAGGCTTCACCCCAGGTCAGGCCGGTTCGGCGGCTTTTCTCGATCACCTTCAGTGGTGACGGATCGGCCACCCAGCGCTGCTGGTAGCCCATCAACACCGCAGGCGTGGCGGCGCTGCTGGTGTCGGGCACTTCGAAGGGGACGGCAACCAGGTCGGTCATGCGGCAATGCCCAAAATCTCGCGGCGCAGCTGCTCGACGGTGTCGGCCGACAGCCCGCCCTTTTTGGCGATCTTCTCGACGTTAGCTGCAGCTTCCTTGGCACGCTGGCGGACATCACGCTGGAAGGTTTTCAGGCCAATGCTGCTGCGCGTGAGCGTGGCAATGTTCTTGGCGGCCGAGCTGAGCATGGAGACACGTTCACCAGCGTCTATCTCTTCGTCGTCCGCTTCCTGGATCGACATCAGGGCCTCGAACAGCTCGGTCTGCACCAAGGCGGTCAGTGCCTCGCTGCGAGCGTCTTCATCGTCACCAGCCTGGGCGCTGATCAACTTGGCCGCTTCGGTGCTGGCCCGGATCGCCGAGAGTCGACGTTCCAGCTTCTGGCCATAGCGGTGCACGGCGGCCCGGCTGGGCAACTCGCCAGCCTGTTCCTGTGCAGGAAAGCGCTCACGCAGATCGGCGATCAGCTCATCCAGTGTGAAGCGGCCTTCGGCCAGCTTGCCCTCGATGTAGCTCTTGACCTGCTCAGGCAGACGGCTGATGGTGCTTTTACGGCCCATCGCACCCTCACCAGTACTTCTCGGGCCGGGCAATGCCAGGCTCGCATGGAATGGTGTACTCGGCCAGGTCAGTGCCGATGCGGGTCAGGTCGGCAAACCATTTGCCGCTGGGATGCTTCTCCAGCTTCACCAGCTCACGGTCAGCCAGGTAGTCGAGCTCGCGGCGCAGCTCCAGGGGCGAGGCGTCCGGATACTCGCTCTGTGCGACCGACAAAATCGGGCCCTCGTATGCCCCGATAGGGCGGGCAGTGTTGAGGGTCAGGATGATCAGCCAGCGCAGCGATTCGCGGCGGATCTTGGCCTGGTCGATAGGGTTGCTCACGGTCTTTCTCCCCGTTGTTGAATCACAGCGCGCAGCTGCACGTTTTCGATCTTCCCGGCCAGGCCGTCGAGCTTGGCCTCCAGGATGGACTGGCCCCGGATGTAGTCATCGCGGCGCACATAGTTCATGGGGAGCTCCGCCTGGAACTTGAGCAGCTCTCGCTCCACCCGGGCCCACTGGGTGGCCTCTTCGCGGTTCTCCAGTTCGATGGATTCGAGTCGACGCGACAGCGAACTGAACTGCTGATCCATGGACTTCTGAACCTGACGCAAGAGCAGCTTTCCCGCCCCGCCGCAGGCCACAAAGAAGGCCACCAGCAGCCCGACTAGCCACGAAAATTCAACCTGCACAGTCACTGCTGCCCCCCGTCAATCCAGTCCAGCAGGTCGACCACGCGCCCCGCACAAATGCCATAGAGGTCATAGAGATCCTTGAGAAGCACCGCCACGTTGTCGACCTCATCGTTTGGGGGAATCGGTGGCGGCGTCGGGCAGTGCACTGCGTACTCCGCTGGTAGCGGCTTGGGCGGCTCGGTCACGAGCCTGGGTGAGCTGCTGCATGACGTCAGCAGGAAACACGCAGCCAGCGCGGCTGGCAGCAGTTGATGCGAGCGCATGTTGAAACTCCTTGGTGGTCTGGGCGTCATGCGCCGCACGTTGAGCCAGCGCTGTGCGCATGGCTTTGCTGGCCTGGCCGGCTGCGGCGACCAGGGATTTGTGGGACTCCAGCATTTGCCCCATGTCGGCCAGGGCTTGCGCGTTGGCCTGGGCGATCTGCTGGGCCTTGCCGTCCTTGATGCCTTGGGCATGACCGCTGTCGTACCCAATGGCGTGCCCAAAGGTCCAACCCATAGCACCGCCAACGGCAACGAGGGCGGCGCACGCGATGAGGATGAGCATGGCTTTCATGGGCATGCCCCTTGGCCCCAACCCGCCGCCTCATAGACTGGCGCCCAGCGCTTCAGGATGCGCTGGGGGTACTCGCGGTTCTCGCGCCAGTTGGCAGCTGTCCGGCCGGCATTGACGAGTTCCACGTGGCCCCACCAGCGCAGCGGGTCGAGCCCCTTACTCGATGCCAACGCCTGGTCACGCTGAACCCAGCCCAGGCCGCCGTTGTAGCCGGACAGAGCCATGGCCATTCGATCGCATGCGCTGGTGCCGCGCACGCGGTCGAGAATCCATTTGTCATAGCCCACCATGGAGCGCAGCGCCCAGGTCGGGTTGGTGGGCTGGCATTGGGCCGGGGTCAGCTTGTTGACCTGACACCACCAGGCGGCCGTAGACGGCATGAACTGGGTCAGGCCTTGGGCACCCGCTGGGCTGACTGCGCCAGGCCGCCAGGCGCTTTCCTGGTGGACCTGGGCGGCCAGTGCGGCCACCGGGGCGTCCAGGCCCCATTGGGAGTGAGCTGCACGGGTCAGCTCATTGCGGTACCGGTTTGCTGCAGGGGGAACCTGGGCATCAGACGGCTGGTGCCATGAGAGGACCGTGGCAATGGCCGCAGCTATGAGCCACGGCACCAGGCGGTGCCAGGTTGGTGGGCGGCGCATGGTCAGGCCCCCAGGCCCATGGTGAGCATCGTGGCCGCCACGATGACAGCTCGGCGAATCATGGCCCAGCCCATCAGGCGGATCATGGCCTCGTCGGTCACCGAGTGCAGGCTGCAGGTCTGAGACTCGGCGTCGCAGATGGCCACATCTACCTCAGCGCCCTCCAGCTCTTCCAGGGCCAGGAACGAATCGGGGCGGGCATAAGGGAAAAGGCTGCGGTCGATCCAGTAACCGACCACGGCAGCCAGAGTGACCAGGCTGGCCTTGTAGAGGCTGGTGGGCAGTTGCTGCGGCGCGATCATCCAGACCAGCACCGTCAGCAGCAGTGCCGCCAGCAGCCATTCGAGCATGCGCGGTGCGCGCAGCGACTTGGGGAGAGTGGTATGTGTGCTCATGCCCAGCATGTTGCTGGGCCAGGTGGTGAGCGCGTTAGAGGGAGCGCTTCAGGGATTCATTGCTTTGAAGGGCAATGCACCAAAAAGAAAAAAGCCCGCACTGTGGCGGGCAGCAAACCTTGGTCAACCAAGATCGGGGTAACTACTTGGTCTTTGCTGGGGCTGACTGAGGGGCCGTTCCCATTGTGACCGCTCCAGTTGGAGGTGGTTGCGAAACCGCTGTTGCAGCAGGAGGAGTCAAACGACTATCAATACTGGATTTCACGATCCATGACACAGCGCCCGCAGTTGCCAAGCCAATTGCAATCATCGTCGACACGATCCAACGCAGATTGACGGATGACTCTTTGTGCATCTCAGAGCGGAGGCGCTCTACGTTCAGATTTGACTCGCCAACCGCTTTGTTGATGTCCGATCGCAGAGTCTGGAATGTCTCGCCCTGCTGAGAAATCATCACCTTGATTTCGGAACGGAACTCTATCTCTGCCTGCTTCGCAGCCAGCAAGTCCTTGTCGACCTGCAGTCGAGCATTTTGGAACTGGAGGGTGAGCTCCTCGCGAGATGGTGTGGTCATGTTCGTTCCAGTATAGACCTCTGAAGTTGTCACCGACTCAGCCTGCCCTGTTGCGCCGTCCGGCGTCACTTGGGGCGTTTCCAGGTCGTTCGCCGCGAGTAACCATTCAGTTGAGGCAGCACGAGCTTGTACAGTCGATGAGAGCCGTAATCGAGAGCTGTTCGTAGAATGTGCACCCTCAATTTGCCTGTAGGTTCCACCCGAGCGACCCGACGGTGCAGAGAGTACTTCGTCCTTGAATCTCTTGAATCCGGGATCGGAGAGAGCTTCAATTGATAAAGTCATTAGGTTCGCGCCTTAACTGCAGAAAAATATTGCTGCTCAAGGTCGCTTGCCACCCTCACGATGTCATCAAAGAACGCTTTGGGGACTTGCACCGTAGATCGAATTTGCCTCTTTTCCCTTGCTGAATGCTGTTCGCCGACGATCTCAGGTTCGAGCATCGAGTCGATGAAGGAAATGAGGTAATGCACCTCGCCGGTAGCTGTCACTGCACGAGAGAGCGAAAACTCCGTAGGCTGGTGAGCTACGTAATCCTTTGCAAAGATTGGATCCTGCTTTTTTACTTCGGTTGGTCCGGTCATGTGTTCCCTTTTTGGTGGATTAACGATTTTTTAAACTTCACTGCGCCTCTCGGCGCCTCAATCCCTCTCGGTACAGCATCCCGCCGATCTCTCCCAGCACCGCTAGGTCATCCTCGGTCAGGTGATCCCGGGCCAGGTCCATCCAGGCTGCCAGGCGGCTGATCGCATCGTCCAGGCCGGCCTCGCTGCCCTGCAAGTCCAGCAACTCTGCCAGCTGCTCGAAGAGGTGGATGGTGGGGTGAACGCTCATGGTGTGCATCACGCCGACGTGGATGGAGCGTGCCCTGAAAGGTCACTGTGACAGTGCTTGCATTTGATCGCTTGAATAAGCACGTCCTCACCACAAAAGGGGCATGCCTTCGTTTTCCGATCAGGAGCTGAAATCGAGCGCTCAGCCTCATGATTTTGGGCTGATGCAGGGGCTGAAGATTCCGATTTTCTGTGTGCCCAAACTGCTGCGATGACCCACCCGATCAGCGACCAACCTAAAAAGAAGTTGATGACCAGGATAGACATCTGATTCACGTGCTTGAGCCTGTTGGCTTCATAGCTGGGCAGGAAATAGAGCATTGGTGCAGCGATGCCGAAGCTATACCCCAGGATGGTTCCGAACCAGTTCAATTGACTGACAGGCGTTTGAAGCATTGCAAAGCTGATCGCTGTCCACAAAGCCAAGATGGCTGCACGCACGAAAAACATAATTTCCCCCAAATGTTGTGTTTGGCCTCACCGGTCTACCTTCAATGATGTACCCATCAGGCGGTAGTGGAATGGTGGCTCACAACTTTGAACCTAGCTGTATCTTGGGCTTCAAGCTGAGGACATATCGGTAAGCGCTCTCAAGTTGCTCGTCATCCAACTCTGTGAGCGACAGAGCATTGAAGTGCTTCTTGATATAGGGCCTGTAAGAAAACTCGTCACCCAGTTGATTGATACATCGAGCCTTGATTGCCCCGATCCGGCTGTTTCGCCATTTCGGATCTCTGCGACGCGACACCTTTCCGCTTCTCAGAATGGCCATCTGCTTCAGCGCATAGTCGCATGCCGCTTCATAGTGCTCCTGGCGCATATGTTTGTAGGTAGTGCATCGCCCCGCTCGATTAATTGCAATCCAAGCCGCCTGAGGTGTGATGGGGGTAGTCCGAGTTTTTACACTCGCGCTGAGCTCAACCCAGTCATCGTGTAGACACTTGAGCTTGAATGCTTGTTCATCCGAAATGCGGTCTTCAGGCGGCGGGACAGGAGCTGGGGCGGGTGAGCGGGGTCGATCACTCGAAGTATGGATAGTCACAGGCCCATGGTTACCAATGATGTTGGTTCCCCCATGAATAGCAGCGATGTTGTTGGTTGGCCCCGTCTCGATTTTGATATCTCGTCCTGCTGCATGCCCCCAAAGGCTGATGACCTTCCCCACTACTTTTCCTCCTGCTTGATGATGAGATCGCGTCCTGCCGCGTGACCTCGTTTTGATGAAACTTTGAGCGATGGAGGCTGCCGGGAAAAAGGCGAACTCGACGATCCCGATAACAGAACGGCCATGGCAGCTTTCTGCACCGTCGGTGTTGCCTCCTTGTAGTACCTCAACACGATCTGTTCCTCTGCAGTTAGCGGAATGACTAGTGACGAGTCCCGCTTTCCTGTGAGGATGAAATTCACATCGGCACCACAGGAGCGCATCAGTGCCAGCAAAGAGAGCCCATCGGGCAGACGTTCCCCAGACTCCCAGCGCTCAACAGTTTTCCGATTGACACCAAGCCGGTCCGCGAAAGCGCTCTGAGTGGCTGAGCCCCTCAGAGCACGAATACGCGCACCGGCTTCTGCAAATTCATTTGCATCAGACACAAAAGTACCTTGTCTATGGTCTCTTTTAGTACCATAATCACACCCAAGCACCAACAAACATGCATCAGCGCCAACTGATGCACACAAACCAGGACGCACCACCATGCTCAAAACACGCGCACAGGTCCGTGACGACTTCGCCCGAAAGGGTCAATCCATCTCAAGCTGGGCCAAGGCCAACCGCTACAGCGTCAACATGGTCATCGCGATTCTTGCCGATGACGAAGCTGACCCACGCTATCGGTGTCTGCGCGGTGAGGCGCACAACATCGCCGTGCAACTGGGCCTCAAAGCCGGCGAAATCAATCGCCAGCCTACTGCAGCCGCAGCCTGAATTTGAACCTTGGAACGTCCAATGTCCAATGTATCAAATCTTTACGACCGGCAGGGCTTCAGGCGAGATGCCCCTGTAATCGGGGGCGACTACGCCGCGCATCGTCAAGCGCGTCAGCCAGTTCCTGCAGGATCCGATGGCTCGCTGTATGAGCTGGCGTTCGACCAGGCCGAACTGACTGGCGCCACGCCTGAGAAATCTGGGGGCCATCAATGACCCCGCTCATTTCCAACCGAGCAGTCACCTGCAGCAGTGCTTTGCCCACGGCGTCGATTCTCCCGGCCAGCTCATCAAATTCCAAATCGCTCATCGCTTCCTCCTGTGTGTCGATGGGCAAATTGTTCGGCGGCGACACGTCCAACACCAGCCCCACAGCGGCTATTTGTTTGGAAGCCTTCGTCGGAGGGCACGTCCAATGACCCGCCGCGATTGGAAACGGGCCCGCCCCAACAGCCTGGTGCATGCCATGCGCCTGTGCAAGGAATTTGCGCTCGATCGCCACAACCTGAGCGTGGAGCGCATCGCCGACCGAATGGGCCAGACCCATGACAGCCTCTACAAGTGGCTGGCCACCGGCCGGATGCCGGCAATCCTGATCCAGGCCTACGAGCACGCCTGCGGCTGCAGCTTCGTGAGCACCTGGTTGGCCAGCTCCAACGGCCACATGGTGATCGCCATGCCCACGGGGCGCGCTGCTGGGCAGGTCGACATGGTCGAGCTCAACACCGGCTTTGCCTCGGCCCTGCAGTTGCTGACCGACTTCTATGCCAAGCCTGGCACCGATCCGGTGGCCACGCTTGCAGCCCTGCAAGCCCACCTGGGCCAGGTGGCCTGGCACCAGGCCAACGTGGCCCGCTATTCCAACCCTGAACTGGAGTTTTGAGCATGTCCTTGAAGCCAACCTCCTACGAGCTGGCCGGCCCCATCCGAAATGCCTGCGAACTGTTCCGCCTGCTGGCTGGGCATGAGCTGCTCGGACTGGCCCCCGGCGAGATCGCCAGCGGCCTGGGCGTGGCCCCGAGCTGGGTCAGCAAGAACTTGCCAGCCCTGGCCACGACCGGCTTTGTTGAGCAGGTGCAAGGCACCAACCGCTGGCGGCTGGGCGTGCAGTTTGTGCGCATCGCCACCACGGTGGCCACCAACCTCAACCAGGCCCGCCGCCAACTTGACGACATCAGCCACCGCTATTCCGTTCCCCTGTAACCGCCACTGAATCGAGAACACCATGGCCAAGAAACCTACCCCAGCCCCTGTCAGCAAAGAAGTGGCTGTGAATGGCGATGTGATCGCCGCCGACTTTTCCGCCGCCAACGAACTGGCCCTTATCACCCGCGAGACTGAGGCCCGTACCCGCGCCGTGGCCACCCAACTGGGCTACCAGCTGCCTGCCGACTGCACCGATCCCGATCTGATCCAGCGCGATATCGCGGCCAATATGCGCCGCAGCGTGGAGGCTTGTCTGGAGGTTGGCCGGGGTCTGACCGTGCTCAAGGCTGCTTGTGGCCATGGGAACTTCAAGGCCAGATTGGATGTTTTGGGTGTCGATGATGGCGTGGCCCGCAAGTTCATGCAGGCCGCTGCGAAGTTTGTAAATCGGTCGACGACGACCGTTTTGGAGGCAGCTGGCAGCCAATCCAAGCTCTTTGAAATGCTTGTCCTGGACGATGAGCAGATCGAAGAACTTGAACTGACCGGCCAGACAGGCGAGCTCAGCCTGGATGACATCGCCACGATGTCGGTGAAAGAGCTGCGGGCCGCCCTGCGCGAAGAGCGCCAGGAGCGTCAGGCCGACCAGCAGTTGCTTGAGAAGAAGAACGCCAAGATCGACCAGTTGGAGCGCGACAAGAAGCGCATCGCCAAGATGCCGGCCGACGAGGAGCTGCAGGCCCTGATGGCTGAGGCCACCAGCATCACCCGCGATGCTATGGGCGCTATTCGGGGCGGTGTCCGGGCGGCTCTGATCGCCCTCAAGAACCACACCGACGACAACGCCGTGCTGATGGCCGGCCTGGTGGGCCAGATCCAGGCCGATCTCAACGCCCTGCGCGAAGAGTTCGATCTGCCCGACGTGAGTAACGCAGCTGACGCGCAGCTGGCCTCAGAAGTGGCCCAGTGGGCAGGAAAGTAACCCAGGCCACCCCGACCGCATGTCCATCAACCCCGTGATTGCCCAGCGCCTGGTCCTGGTGGCCCAAGAGGCTGCCGCTGCCGCCCCCGGCGGCAAGCAGGCGATCTACGCCGTAGCGTGCGCCGAGCTGCAGATCAGCCTGGCCACCTTGCACCGACACCTGAGGAAACTGACCGTGAAGCCCGAACGCAAGCAGCGCAGCGATGCCGGTGAGGTGTCCCTGAGCCGTGAAGAGGCGGTGGCCATCAGCGCCATGCTGATGGTGAGCCACCGCAAGACCAACAAGCGGTTGATGTCCATCGGCCAGGCGGTCGAGGTGCTGCGCGCCAATGGCGAGGTACGTGCCGAGCGCCAGGATCCCGACACTGGCGAGCTGATCCCCCTGTCCGACAGCGCCATTGCCCGCGCCCTGCGCCAGTACGGCATGCACCCCGACCAGCTCAACCGGCCCACCCCGGCCGTCGAGCTCAAGAGCCTGCACCCGAACCACGTGTGGCAGATCGACGCCAGCCTGTGCGTGCTGTACTACCTCAATGCCCGCACCGAGGCCGAGAGCGGCCTGCAGGTGATGGAGCGCGACCGGTTCTACAAGAACAAGCCCGCCAACCTCAAGCGCATCGAGTCGGACCGAGTCTGGTCCTACGAGGTGACCGACCACAACAGCGGCGCCATCGCTGTGAACTACGTACTGGGGGCCGAAAGCGGCGCCAACCTGGCCGAATCCTTCATGGCAGCCATCCAGCAGCGAGAAGGTGACCCGCTGCATGGCGTGCCATTCATCCTGATGATGGACATGGGCAGCGCCAACACCAGCGGCATGTTTGCCAACCTGGCCCGGCGCCTGCAGGTCAAGCTGATCGCCCACGCCCCAGGCAACGCCCGCGCCACCGGCCAGGTCGAAAAAGCGCGAGACCTGATCGAACGCAGCTTCGAATCCGGCCTGCGTCTGCGCCCAGTTGGCAGCCTGGATGAACTCAACGCCCAGGCCCAACGCTGGGCCCGTTGGTTCAATGCCAACAAGGTGCATACCCGCCACGGGCGCACCCGGTACGAGCAATGGCTGACCATCTCTCCCGAGCAGCTGCGCATCGCCCCGCCGCTGGAGGTGTGTCGCGAGCTGCTGACCCACACACCCGAGTCGCGCAAGGTCCGTGACACCCTGACGGTCTCCTTCAAGGGCCGTGAGTACGACGTGCGTGGTGTGCCTGGTGTGATGGTGGGCGAGTCCCTGCAGATCGCCCTCAACCCCTACGCGCTGGACACGGCGGTGGTGGTGGACACCGACGCAGAAGGCCAGGAAATACTCCACAGCATCCCCCTGGTTGCCCGCAACGAAGCCGGGTTCCGGGAAGATGCCAATGTCATTGGCGAGGACTGGGCCCGTCCCTCCAACACCGCACTGGACGCCAACCGCAAGGAAGTCGAGCGCTTCGCGATGGACGCCGACACCGATGCCGAGGCAGAGGCCAAGCGCAAGGCTAAGGCGCTGCCCTTCGGTGGCCGCATCGACCCCTTCAAGGTGGTCGACCAGGCGCCCGAGCGCACCTTCTTGCCGAAGAAGGGAACCGACCTCGCCACCTCGACCACCACCCGCCAGGCCCCGGTCAGCGTGCTGTCGGTGTTCGAAGCTGCAGCCGAGCTGGTGCGCATGGGGGTGCAGATGTCTCGCGAGACCAGCGCCCAGCTGCGTGCCTGGTACCCCGATGGCGTGCCTGAAGACCAGCTGGACGATGTGCGCAACCGCCTCACGGTGCGCAGCGGCTTGCGCGTGGTGGCTGGGGGTGGGGCATGAGCAGCGCTTCCAAGACCGGCCTGCAGGAGGCCCTCAGTGCACGCGAGATCTCCCTGGGGGACTTCGCCAGCGCCATGGGGGTGTCCAAGACTGCCGCTCACCGTCTGGTCTCCAAAGGCCACTGGCCAAAGAAGAACACCGCCGAGATCCGCCATAAGGCCGTCTCTTACCTCAAACACCGTGGCGTGGGCATGGCCCACCTGCGATGCCTGGTGCTGCCCGCTATCGAGCAGCCCAAAAAAGTTGACCCCGCCGAGTTGCACCCCGGCGAGGTCGCCCCTGAAGCCCAGAAACCAAACCAAACGACAGAGGAAGCCACTATGTTACTGCGCAACGAAAACCTCACTCCTGCGGCGCGCAAGCACTTCAAGCTTATGCGCAGCCCCTTCCTGGACGACATCCAGTCCCGTGCTGATGTGTTCGCCAGCCAGCACGGCCGCTATGTGCGCTCCGCCATGCTCGACACGGCCGTCAACCATGGCTTCATCGCCCTGATCGGCGAAAGCGGCAGCGGCAAGAGCACCCTGCGCGAAGACCTGGAGGAGCGCATCCGTGAAGAGGGGCGCTCCATCATCGTGATCAAGCCCTATGTGATGGGTATGGAGCCCAACGACACCAAGGGCCGGGTGATGAAAGCGGGCCAGTTGGCCGAGGCCATCGTTCAGACCCTAGCGCCCAACGTCACGCTCAAGAGCAGCCCGAACGCCCGTTACCGCCAGGTGGAGGATCTGCTGAAGAGCAGCCGCCATGCGGGCTATTCCCACCTGATGGTGATCGAGGAGGCCCACCGCATGCCGCTGGCCACCCTGAAGCACTTGAAGGGCTTCATGGAGCTCAAGGACGGCTTGCGCCGGCTACTGGGCGTGTGCCTGATCGGGCAGACCGAGTTGCGCACCCTGCTGTCCGAGCAGAACCCCGAGATCCGCGAGATCGTGCAGCGCTGCGAGCAAATCGAGATGGCCCCCCTGGACAACGATCTGGAGGCCTATCTGGCGCACAAGTTCGAACGCGGCGGGGTGCAGCTGCAAGACATCCTTGAGCCCAACGCCCTGGACGCCATCCGGGCCCGGCTGATCAAGATTCCCCGTGGTGGCCGTCCGTCTGACGCCGTGAGCGTCTGCTATCCCCTGGTCGTGAACAACCTGGTGTGCCGCGCCATGAATGCCGCCTTCATGGCGGGCTGGCCCAAGGTCGATGCGCAGGTCATTGCCCACTGCTGAGCCGAGGAGTACTTCCCATGAAATCTATCCCTCAACCCTCCCGCTGCGAGCAGCTTGGGGTGTGCCAGACCTACGGCACTTGCACCCAGTGCCTGACGGCCTCTCAGCGCCATCCGTTTGCACCTGGTGTGATTCAGGCCAGCCCCGAGTCCCGCAGTTTCGCGATCGCTGTGCGTTGCCTGCTGGCTCTTGCCTTGATCACCATGGGGTCGGTCGCCTGGTTGCTTCTCGATATGGCTGGCGTGATCCCCCATCTCTGGCTGCTGGTGGCATGAACGATCTTTCTTGCCCCACCTGTGGTACCGAGCTGTCGATGGCGCAGCTCTTTGCCAACGACGAGTCGCAACGCGCGTTTGCCCAGCTGGCTGAGATCTCGATCCCTCTCGGGGCTCGCGTACTGCAGTACCTGACCTTGTTCACCCCAGCGCGGCAGCGTCTGACGATCCCTAAGCAGGTCAAGCTGCTGAAGCAGCTGCTGCCTGACCTGAAGCGCCAGGCCATCACCTTCAAGGGGCGCGACTGGAACGTGCCGCTGCAGGCCTGGGCCTTGGGCATCGACCAGATGCTGTCCGCCCGGGATGCCGGCCGGTTGGACCTGCCGATGTCTGGCCATGGCTACCTCTACGCCATCCTGGCCAGCATGGTGATCGCGTGGAGGGCTCGGCCGAGGCCCAGCGCGAGCAGGAGCGTCGCAACCCAGCCAGGCAGGCCATGCCCAGCACGCCGGGCCCGGTGAGTGTGGCGGCGGCCTTCAATGCCGCCTCAGCGCCGGTCCACACCCCGGCCCCTGCGCCGGCACCCGGCACCAGCCCGCTGGTGCGTCGCATGCGCGCCGAACTTGTCCGCAAGGCCCCACCAAGCCCCCAAACCCCAGGAGACCCATCGTGACGAAACCGACTCATGAGCCCCGTGGCCGTCCGCGCTACACGCCCCAGGCCCGACCCATCAACGCGGTGCCGCCTGCCCAGTACGACGCCATGCACGCCCCGGTCTACAAGGCCGCACCCGCCCCAGCAGCCCGTCAGGGTTCGCTGGACTTCAAGCGCATCGAGAGCCGCGGCTTTCGGTGCTGAACCTTCCTTCTGGAGTAACCCGATGCCCGATATCGACCTGCCCTCTACCCAAAGGGCCAACCCCGAGAAGATGGAGCGCTCGAAACGCCTGACGCATGAGCTTCTCCATGCCTGCCTCCAAGACGAGAGCAGCGACGTCGTCATGAATGCTCTGCTGAGCGCTCTGATCAGCGTGGCCTATGCCGCCAACCGCCTGGAAGAGATGCCTGGCCGCATGGCGATGTTTTTGAACGAAGTGGCTTACGTCCAAGCCAACTTCACTTCGCCCAGCCCCACGCACTGAAAGAGTCTTTCCCATGACAACCGAACAAATCCCTGCTGGCTACTGGAAAGACGCCGCGGGCAACCTGATCCCCGAGTCCAAGGTCAAGGACATCGACAAGCTGCGCCATCAGGTGGTGACCGACCTGTGCCTGGCTGCCGAGCAAGCCCAGGCAGGCCTGCGCCAGTTCAAGGTTAATGCCATGCTGGAAGTGGCTGCCCTGGTGGCCACCAGCCTGGAGCAATACGGCGTGAAGACCGGCGGCGAGAAGGGCAACGTCACCCTGATGTCGTTCGATGGCCAGTACAAGCTGGTGCGCTCCATGCAGGACAAGTTGATGTTTGGCGAGCAGCTCATGGCTGCCAAGGCGCTGATCGACGAGTGCGTGCACGAATGGAGCGAGGGCGCCAACGACAACATCCGGGTACTGGTGAACCACGCCTTCCAGGCCGACAAGGAAGGAAAGATCAACGTGGGTCGCGTGCTGGCCCTGCGCCGGGTCAACATCGACCACCCCAAGTGGCAGCAAGCCATGCAGGCGATCGCCGACAGCATGCAGACGGCCAGCACCAAGCCGTATGTGCGCTTCTACAAGCGCGTGGCCGACACCCAGGAATACCAGCCGATCCCGCTGGATATCGCTGCGATCTGAGGGCTGCAACATGAATCGAGACGACGCCCTCAAGAAGATCAAGAAGTGCCTGGCCCTGAGCCGCAGTGCCGAGTCGCATGAAGCTGCGGCCGCACTGCGCCAGGCGCAGAAGCTCATGGAGCAATTCAATCTACAAGAAGGTGAAATCGCCCTGGCCGACGTGCACGAGGTGCGGGTCAAGGCCGTCAGCACTGCAGCCAACCTATGGGAGGTTAGCCTGGCCAACCTGGTGGCTGATGCCTTCGGGTGCGAGAAATTCAGCCAGCTTGTGGGTGGCTACAACGCCGCTGGCAACTGGATCCGTTCACGCTATTACGTCTTCGTCGGCGTGGATGCTGCTGCGGATGTTGGGGGCTATGCGTTTGAAGTGCTGTCGCGCCAATGTGCCCGGGACCGCCTGGCACACATCGGTCGGCAGCCCAAGAACTGCAAGGCCATCACCAAGACGGCCCGTGGCGATGCGTTCGCCAAAGGCTGGGTGCTGGCAGTGCAGGCGCTGGTCGATCGCTTCAGTCGCAGTACCGCCAATGAAACTCTGCTGCTGCAGTACCTCGAAGCCAAGCACCCCGACCTGGCCAATGAGAAGACTCGCGATGCCACCCGTGCCCGAAAGACTGACTTGGGGCACTACATGGCTGGCCACAAGGCTGGCGAGAAGGCTCGGCTGCACCAAGGCATGGGGGTCAACACCCCGCAAGCACGTCTCACTTGAAACAGCTCCTCCCTGGTCGGCCCTGCCGACTTTCCCCTCGGCCTGGCTGAGGGGCTTTTTCAAAGCTCACCACGGTGGTGGGCTTCGCAAAGGAAAGGACACCACCTCATGACACTCAAAGTTATCAAGACCGAAAGACGCCTGATCGTTCGGGCCACGGGCGCCGATGCGACGCGTCTGTTGAGCGAATTTGCGATCCTGGGTATGGAGGCCGGTCTGGAATCGGTCGTCGTCGGGCTAAATACCGTTCCAAAGCGTTCCATTTTGAAAACGCAGGCATCAGGTGCGGCTGAGGCCTCCAGCGGCTCCAGCGCCTCGCCTTTGGGGGCGGCATGAAGCTGGGCAAAAACGGTGTTGAAACCGTGGGTGCAGTGACCGGCATGGCAGGTGCCCTGCTGCTGGCCATGCCCGCATTGCCGGGCTGGGGCTTCGGCGCGTTCCTGGTTAGCAACGCGGCCTGGCTGGTCTTCAGTTCGCAGCGCCGCCTGTGGCGCATGTTCGCCCAGCAATGCGTGTTCCTCGTCTCCAGCCTGCTGGGCCTGTGGAACTGGTGGCTGGGTCCGTTGCTGCTGGGGTGATCACATGGCTACGAAACCTGTCAATCGCAACAACGACCTGGCCGCGATCCACATCGCACAGAAGGCTCTCGGCTTGTCGGCCGACGATGCCAGCGCCTTGAAGCTGGCCATCACCGGCCAGGCCAGCTCATCCAAGATGACCACAGCCCAACGCCGTCAATACCTGGCCCATTTGAGCGGGCTGCAGGCCCGAGCAGCTCGGGACCGGGGCGAGAAGCCGGCATACGAGCCCGTGCGGCCTCTGGGCCTGCGCAGCACGGCAGACGACCAGGACGACCGCTGGGCCAAGGCGAGGGCACTGTGGCATGCGCTGGCCCAGGCCGGCCACGTGCACACCGACACCGATGCTGCGCTCTTGGCCTATGTGCGCCGCCAGGCCAAGGTGGATGCCTGGCGCTTCCTGAACACACACCAGGTCAATAACGTGATCGAGGCGCTCAAGCGCTGGTGCCGCCGAGCTGGTGTCGAGGTGGCTCATGGCTAAGCGCCCGCTCAGCCTGGCAGATCTGGGGCCGCTGGTGCAGGCAACGCCCCCAGACTTCCCAGAGATCTGGAGCCAGATCGCCGCCAGCCTGTACTCGTGCATGTTCCAGGAGATGAACTCCGAGCGTGCCGAGCAGCAGCTGCAGCAGCGTGAGCTGATGCTGATCGCCCGCATGAGCATCCAGCTCACCATCAGCCTGGCCAACGACATCGGCGGCGATACGGTCTACATCCCTGTGGGCCACTACATGCGCGCTGGCGAGACCGCCCGCAAGGTCATCACGGCCTTCCGAGGCAACAACCACCAGCAGGTCGCCCAAGACCTTGGCATCACAGTCTCCCGTGTCCGTCAGATCCTGCGTGATTACCAGCGCAGCGAGTTCGAAAAGCGCCAGGGTCAGCTCACCCTGGACTGACCAGGCGCCCGCTCGGCGGCGCCTGGTTTTCCCCATTTATCCTTCTGTCATCCCTCGCTTGCTCGACGAAAGTCGAAAGCAAAGCTCTGAAGCGCTCTTCTGAGCCTCAGTAGCCCATCAGTCCGAAAGTTCGGACATGGGCAACAAAACCTCCCCCTCCAAACCGATCCACGTCTTCAAGCCAGGCCGTCACACGACTTGGAAAGGCGAAACCATCGAGTTCAGCCAGGCTGACCTGGAAGCGGCAGCCGCCGCCTACTCGCCTACCCTGTGCAAGGCTCCCTTGGTGATTGGCCACCCGGCCATCGATGACCCGGCATTGGGCTGGGCTGCATCGCTGCAGGTCAATGAAAAAGGCTTGTTCGCCGTCCCAGAGCAGGTTGATCCGGCATTCGCTCAAGAGGTCAAGGATGGCCGCTGGGGTGCGGTGTCGGTGAAGTGGTTCCGGCCCACCGACCCTCAGAACCCCAAGCCTGGTGTCTGGTATCCGCGTCACATCGGCTTCCTGGGAGCGGCCACACCGGGCGTCAAGGGCCTGGAAGCCCCAGCCTTTGCGGCCGGTGATGAGGGCGTTTGCTTCACTGAGGGTGTTGCCTTCAGCGAGTGGGATGACGTCACCAATGCCAGCCTGTGGCGCCAGGTGCGTGAGTGGCTGATCGGCAAGTTCGGCCAGGACGAGGCTGACCGGGTGGTGCCCAACTACCAGGTGCAAAGCCTGGAGCAAGCCGCCCAAGACGAACTGCGTGAGGCCGCTGCCGAGGCCTCGACCAATGCAGCCCCTGCGGTGGCGTTCTCTGCCCCCTCCAACCCTTCCAACCCGTCACTGGAGACCATCGTGACCCCTCAAGAGAAAGCGGCCCTTGAGGCCGAAAACCAGCGCCTGCGGGCCCAGCTGCGTGCAGCCCAGGCGACCGAGGCTGCACAGGCCAGCGTCGCCTTCTGCGATCAGCTCATCGGCGAAGGCCGCTTACTGCCTGCCTACAAGGACGTGGCAGTAGCCACCTTGAACCACTTTGCCTTGCAGGACACCCCTGTGGAGTTTGGCGAGGGCGATGCCAAGGCTCCGCTCGCAGAAGGCTTCAAGAAGTTGCTGCAGTCCCTGCCGACCCAGGTCGCTCTCGGCGAGGTGGCCACGGCTGCCGCCGCTGCAGGCCAGGCCGCTGATGTGGAGTTTGCGTCGCCCGACGGCCGCGGCGTGAGCGCTGACGGTTTGAGCCGGCACCGCAAAGCCCTGGCCTATATGAAAGAGCACGAAGGCGTTTCGTACATACAGGCCGTCACGGCTGTTTCCTGAGCCCTGTTCCCACCCCACCAACCCTGCTGATTGGAGTTCCCTCTCATGAGCCAGCAATCTTCCCCGCTGTTGACGCTTCCGGTCTTGTTGGCCGCAGCTGTCGCAGCTCAACGTTTCGTCACTGCGGCCGGCGCTCAAGCGGTGGCCGACAGCAATGCCATCGGTGTTTCGCGAACGGCAGGCGCCATCGGCGAACGTGTGCCGACCGATGTCATCGGGACAACGGTGGTGCAAACCGGCGCTGCAGTCGCCCAGGGTGCCACCGTGAAGTCCGACGCTAGCGGTAAGGCCATCACTTGGGCGGCGAGCGGTGCGCGCCTGGCCATCGCACTGGAAGCGGCCACCGCCGCAGACCAGTTCATCGAGGTGCTGTTGATCCCCAACGCCGCCTGATCGTCTCAACCCACTTAACTCCATTGGAGCAACCATGCCTCAAATGACCTCCGGTCAGGCTCGTGTCGTCGACCCCATCCTGTCCACCGTTGCACAGGGCTACCGCAATGCCGAAATGGTCGGCGGCGTCCTGTTTCCCTATGCGCCTGTGAAGGCGCGCGCAGGCAAGATCATTGCGTTCGGCAAAGAAGACTTCATGCTGTATTCCACGGGCCGAGCCCCTGGGACGGTTACCAAGCGCGTTCAGTTCGGTTACTCCGCTGGCCCTTACGCGCTCGAAAGCCACTCGCTCGAAGGTGTCTATCCCATCGAGATTGCTGATGAAGCTGAGGCGGTGCCTGGCATCGATGTGGGCTCCCTCACGGTCAACAAGACTCAGAGCATCATCAGCCTGCGCCTCGAAAAAGCTCAAGCTGACCTGGCCACCAATGCGGCCAACTATTCGGCCAGCAACAAGACCACCTTGGCCGGCACCAGCCAGTGGAGCGATTTTTCGGGGGTATCCGATCCGATCAATGACGTGGAGGTCGGCAAGGAAGCCGTGCGCAAGCAGATCGGTCGTCGCCCCAATACCGGCGTAGTGGGCCCGGCAGTGGTTGCCAAACTGAAGCAGCATCCCAAGATCGTCGACCGCATGAAGTACACGGGGCGCGATGTGGCCACCCTGGAGCTGCTGGCCAGCCTCTTTGGCCTGCAGCGCCTGGTGGTGGGTGAGGCTGTGTATGTCGATGGCGCCGGCAACTTCCAGGACGTCTGGGGCAAGTCGATGGTACTGGCGTACACGGAGATCGGTGCTCAAGCTGATCAAGGACTGCCCACCTATGGCTACACCTATCGACTGCAAAATTACCCGGTCGTGGAAGAGCCTTACTTCGATCGCCCGACCAAGAGCTGGGTGTATCCGGTTGATGACGAGGTCGCTCCTGTCATTGCGGGCGCCTCGGCCGGCTACCTGATCGGTGGCGCCGTCGCCTGAGCACGCCATGGCAACCCGCAAGAAGCCCACTCCCGTGAGCGCTGCAGCCCGCCAGGCTGTAGCGGCAGCCCGTCAGCAAGACGCTGGCGAGGTGGTGACCGTGGTGGCCATCGAGCCACTGCGCATCGACGGCATCGACGTTGCCCCCGACGAGAGCATCGATATCGATGTCGACATGGCGGTTGACCTGGTCGAGCGCGGCCTGGTGCGCGCTGCTGACGTAGCACCGAAAGAGGCCTGACTGCCATGACCTACGCCACGCAATCCGACCTGGTGGATCGGTTCGGAGACACCGAACTGATCCAGCGCACCAACCGTGCTGGTGGCAACACCATCGACACGGTGGTGCTGGGCCGGGCGTTGGCGGACGCTGACGCCGAGATCGACGGCTACCTGGCAGCACGCTACCAATTGCCGATCGCCACGCCTCCATCCCTGCTGGTGCGCCTGGCGGCGGATCTGGCCCGCTACCACCTTTACGACGATGGCGTGCCCGACACGGTGAGCCAGCGTTACACCGACGCCGTGGCGCTGCTCAAGCGCCTGTCAACTGGCGAGGTGCAACTGGTGGGGGCTGCGTCCGTGGTGGTTGCACCCAACACGGGCGAGATCCCGGTGATGGCGCGCACCAGGCAGCGCCAATTCGGTCCTGACCAGCTCGCTGGCTACTGAGGAGCGCGTCATGGACCTGCAGTTTGTGATCGACCGCCTCAAGGCCCAGCTCAGCGGCATCCGCCAGCTCGGTGGTGCGGCTGACCTAGACACAGCGCTCAACGGCTCGGTCAGCGTGCCAGCCGTGTTTGTGATGCCACAGGCTGAAAAGGCAGCCGTGACGGACATGGTCACAGGCCTGGTGCGTCAAACCTTCGTGCAGAACTGGGGCGTGATCCTGGTGGTGTCCAACCGCCGAGATGCCACTGGGGCTGCAGCTTTGACGGATCTGGCCTCACTGCGCCAGGCAGTTCGTCTGGCACTGGTCGGCTGGGTGCCAGATGCCAGCACAGGGGAGCCTGTCTATGCAACTGGTGGGCAGCTGCTGCGCCTGGATGGCGAAAGCCGTCTTTGGTGGGTCGACTCGTTTGAACTCAAAACCTATTTCCGGAGCAACTGATGGCTACCAAGAAAACCGATGACCAGGCCCTGGCCAGCACCGAGCTGGATGCAGGCGCCACCTCTGCGTCTGTCGCGCCGACTGCACCGATCTCGCCGGCTACGGCCGCAGCACCTGCGCCTACAGCCCCCACCAGCCCGGCCGTGGATGACTTCCACGGTCAGGGCGGCGAGTACGAGATCGTGGACGGCGTGCGCCGCCTGGTCTCGCGCACCGAAGTGATCGACCCGACCCGCGCCTGATGGCGTGAACCCAACCCGCTGAAAGGACTGCCGTGGGCAAGAAAATCATGAAGCTGGCCGTGCTGGCCAAGATCGAAACCGTCAAAGGCACTGACCCTGTACCCACAGGTGCTGCCAACGCCATTTTGGTCAGCGAGCCACAAGTGACCCCGCTCGAAGGTGAGACGGCCACTCGCAACAACGTCAAGCCCTGGTTTGGCAGCGAGGGCTCGGTGCAGGCCTCGCAGTACTCCAAGCTGTCTTTCAGCGTCGAGTTGGCCGGTTCCGGCACTGCCGGCACCAAGCCCGCATGGGAACCTTTGATGCGCGCCTGCGGCTGTTCGGTCACCGTCTCGGCGGGTGTCTCGGTGACCTTCGCACCGGTGACCAACAACATCGAGTCGCTGACCCTGTACTGCAACATCGACGGTACCAACCACGTGCTGACTGGTGCGCAAGGCACGGTGAAGATCGCAACCGATGCCAAGGGCATCCCGAAGCTGCAGTTTGAGTTCACGGGCCTTTTCAATGCGCTGGCAGCCGTCGCCTTGCCGACCCCGGTCTACACCGCCTTCAAGGATCCGGTACCAGTCAACAAGGCCAACACCACGTTGAGCCTCCACACCGTCAGCCTGGCTGCCTCCAGCTTCAGCTGGGACATTGGCAACAAGGTGGTCAAGCGCGACTTGATGACTATCGACTCGGTAGAAATCACCGACCGCGAGAGCGTCGGCCAGATCGTGTTCGAAAACACCGACATCGGTGTGAAGGACTGGGTGGGCACTGTGCTGGCCAACACCAAGGGGCCGCTGCAGCTCACCCACGGAAAGACGGCCGGCAACATCATCGAGATCAACGGCCCGCTGACCCAGCCGCAAAAGCCGACCTACTCCGACAGCGACGGCATCCAGATGCTCAACGTGCCTCTGGTGTTCTGCACGGGCGCGAACGGCAACGACGAGTGGTCCATCGTGGTTCGCTGATCCCCGGCCACCCAACAAAAGCCTCACCAACAAAACTCTCACCTGTAGGAAAAAACCATGTCCGTCGTGCTTGCAAGCATCGCTTTCTGGGCCAATGGCCACCTCGATCTGATCGGGGACTTCGGCAAGACCGAGACCATCAACTTCAAGGCTCGCTTCAAGCGGCTCAAGTCCAGTGAGCAAAAGAACCTGGCCGAACGGCTCACCGCTGGCTCCATCAATGACGTCGAGTTGCTCGACCTGGTGCTGCTGGACTGGGAGCTCAAGAGCGCAACGGGCGAACTCATTGCCTACACGCCGGCCATGCGCACCGAGGTCTTTGAGGAATGGGCTGGCCTGCAAGGTCAATTTGTGCGCACCTACTTTGAGGCGGTCAGTGGTAAGGGCGCAGCGGAAAAAAACTCCGTGGCGCCGTCCGCCACCACCTCCGAGCCGACGGCGCCGACCGCCACGTCGTAAGCCCTGAGCTGCGCGAACAGTGCGCAGCGCTCGGCATCGACCCCGCCAAGCTGGTGCCGCCTGAACTGCAAAAGGACAGGGAGGACGACTTTGAGCTCTGGCCCGAGCACTGGGCCGCCTGGGAAGTGTTCCTCTCCTGCAGGACCCAGTGGCGAATCCTGGTCGGTATGGGCGGCATCCAGTACCAGGGGCTGGACTACCCAGCCTTGGAGAGCGCGATGCGCATGCTGGGCGTCAAGGGCAAGAAGCGCCGCGAAGCGTTCTGGCAACTGCAGGTGTTTGAAGACGAGGCGCTGGACGTCATCAACCGGGGGCGCTGATCCCCGGTTCCCTGAACCGAATTTCTGAGACCTCTTTTCCTATGGCCAACCCCATCAACGTCGGCGTCAGGTTTTCCCTGGACTCGGCCTCGCTCAAGAGTGGGGTTCAAGAGGCTTCACGCGAATTCCAGGCGATGGGAAAGAGCGCATCTGGCGCGGCGGCCACGTCTGACCAAGCCACCAAAAGCCTCATCAATGACATCCAACGCACGGTAGCTGCACTGGACGCTGGTGAGCGCGGCTCGGTCAAGTTCTACCAGGCACTTGCCCAGCAGCGTGGAGCCAGTGCTGAGGCGCTCCAGCCTTACCTGCAGCAGCTCGAAGCGGCGCGCAAGGGGATGGATCACGTGGGCGTTTCTGCGGCCCAGACGGCGGCAGCCATGCGCCAGGTGCCGGCACAGGTCACCGACATGGTCGTCGGGCTGCAGTCCGGTCAGGCGCCCATGACGGTTTTACTTCAGCAGGGTGGACAGCTCAAAGACATGTTCGGAGGTACAGGTGCTGCCGTCAAAGCCCTCGGTACCTATGTCCTTGGCCTAGTCACGCCGGTAACAGCGACTGTGGCAGCACTGGCGTTGGTTGGCGGCTCTGGCTATCTGGCCTGGAAACAGAACCGCGAGGAGGTTCAGGCGTTCGACCTGGCATTGAGTCGCACCAACAACGTCATTGGAATGACGACCGGCGAGCTCAGCGATTTGGCCACTGTGTTGGCCGGGGCGGGGTTCTCTCGCACACCAGCAGCTGAAGCTATTGCGGCGTTGGCTCGCAGTGGTGACGTGGCTCGCCAAGACCTGAGTGCTTTCACTCAGACGGCGCTGGACATGAGCAAGTACGTCGACCAGTCGGTGGGTGACACGGTCAAGGTGTTTTCCAAGCTGGCCGATGAGCCGGCCAAGGCCTCGGC